AGACGTATAAGACGACATCGAAAACGGGATCTAAAGAAGCAAAAGCAGAAATCAATGACCTTTCCAAGACTCGGAAAAACATAATGAAGCGTAAGAAAAAAGCTCTTGTGGGTCTGAAAAAGTCGATGAAAAAACAGCTACGTGAAGAGAAAAAGGCGGCGAATGTTACCAAGAAAGCTGAGACAAAACTTCTTAAGATTCAACGCAGAGAGGAACAATTACAGGGCGATTTCAAAAACGATATTCTAAAAAGTTTGGTCGATAAATATTCGAAAAAAATAGATGCGGAATTGGACAACGTATTATAGCAGGGATTAGACAACTAATTATTGTTTCCAGGAATGTGTTGATAATTTTATAAGAAAAATAGAATTTTCTTACAAAATCTGATTAGTTACTGGTGTACATTAGAATCCAGCATTATCCACCGGGAATCCAGGAAATTTATAACAGTTTTTCATCAAGAAATCTTATGATGAAAAACGGCAATGAATTGGAATCCTCCGAAGGGAGGGGAGGGGGTAAGGGGTCTGGAATCCGCTTCGCGGATTCTGATGACCACCGGTTCCCCCTATTAGAACCCCTTAGCCGTTGCCATAATGTTTTTCCAAGATTGAATACGCTGTAGCGCTTGACTATGTAAAATTAGCGATTCACATTTTGCATAATCTGTTGTAAATAGCCCATCTTCATTATGTTTTAGAACACGGGTTTCAAAGAGGTCGTCTGCGTGTTTGAATGCGCCTTCCAGGTTCGAGTTTTTGGAGTACAGGTCGTAGATTAGACATCGATCGAAATCATACGCCGCCAACAAATCCGATTCTCGGACCACATGATATGCCGCCGCATAAGGTCCTAGATCAGGGAATCCGTTTTTCTTCACCGTGGAATATGACATGGTCGAAATGATTAATTTCACTGCGTTCATTTCGCAAGGACTCAGATCTTCCTTCAAATACTCTTCGATATTACGAATGCCCTCTTTTTCATTCATATACTTTTTATCGCACATATCATGCACAACAGCGGAGACGTAGATGACGCGCTCTTGGTTCAAAAGCCAAGGGCATTTCGCCGTTTCCGATTGCATAATATTGTTCGCGAAATGTAGGACATCCATGCTATGTTTTACCGCATGGGATTCGTCGATGGAATATTTGGCGGACGTCAAAAGGACGTAATGGAAAAGCTTTGATAAAAGAGCGGACATTATAGTTTGGTTATAAAAAAATGTATGCAGAGATTTTGAATCAATTTTAGCAGGGATTTGAGAAAATTGATTTATTTCGGAATCTTTGAGTTGTGAATAATTAGTTATATCCAAGAATGGAAATTCAAACGCCCACCCTTGCCGAAAAGATGGAACGCTGCCGCATGAATCCTCGAGATATGTTTCTCAAATATGTCGAACTTTATTCGGCATTTGACGCCGACGGAATTCCGACACATGATGCTTCCGGTTGCGAGATCAGTAAATCTTGCGCAAAGAAGCTAAAAAAGGACTGGGAGAAGCAAAAGAAGCTCTACGAGGCGTTTTCATCTCTGTAAAACTATTCCTAATATTTATTTAATCTATGTATAATATAAATTATGTCAAATAAAAAATCGGAACCCGAAGTTACACCGGAATTTAAAGATACTGTATTTTCTTTTTCCGAGCTTATGGATAAAGAAGTCGCGGGTAACGAAGTCGCGGGTAACGAAGTCGCGGGTAACGAAGTCGCGGGTAACGAAGTCGCGGGTAACGAAGTCGCGGGTAAAGAATTCAAGTATAAACCCGAAAAAACCGGAAACAAAAAGAAAAGCCTCTATAAATCCGACTTGAAAATAGGAAACGCCGCATTAGATTTAGAAACCAGCAAAAACCCCCTTCCGCCAAACGCATCATTGCATATTGTTTTCAATTCATCACAGGAATACAAAGGCGACGAATATGGAAAATATAAAGAGATAGAACTAAGATCGTTAGCAAAAGCGGCAAGCAATAGATTACGAAATATGATAAGCGTAATTCCAACATTTGATATAGAGTCGAATATGAATATGTTCAGAGAATACGGAGCAATGATAAGCGAAAACATCGAAAGAAATAGAAGAAGGTTTTGCGGGAATATTAACAAGATATTCATCGATGATTCTATGGCAAAATGCAATGCTTTATTGATATTATATAACGGAAGAGACGAAATCATCGGATTCGCTACATTGTTTTTTTTAATCGATGACAATGAAGTATATATCGACGTAATATGTAGCCATCAAAAATACAAGGGCGGAGGGCACTTAATGCTGTCCAAAATAAAGGAAATATCCGTATCTCTGGGCATGAAATCTATCGAATTGTCGTCGGTAACCGAAGCGATAGGGTTTTACATAGGAAAGGAGGATTTCGAATGTAAAGATTTATGTTCTCTTACGTATAATATTCATAAAAAAACTGGTTATAAGAAGAAACAGAAATTCAAGGGTAAGAGTAAGACGACGAAACGAAAAAGTGTGTCAAAAGGAAGGAAATAAAATCTTGGAAATATGTAATGACGGATCAAACACAATCGAATGCATACGTAGATAAAGTAACTCTCGAGCTGTTGTTGAATAGAACCAATTATCAAAAGTATTTGTCCAAATCTGATCCCCAGAAACACTCGGATTATCAAGAGTTTTTATACAAGAAGACGGAATTCCGAGATGAAATCTTGGAAATGACAACCGAACTTCTAGACAATCCCAAAAAAATGTATACGAACGAAGTGGGGGACGCTTTCGACCAATACGTCCAGACGTTGATAAAGTATTTAGAAATAGAACGGGCGAACACGGAACCCAATGATAACGACGATGACGTTTTGTTCCCCGCACAAACGTCTCAACCGAAGAAGCCTGTTTCGAAGTACGATCGAAAGTCGAGATACACCATGGATGCCTTTGTTCAAAAACGGGATAACTAAAAATTGATTGGCTTTATCAATTTTTAATGAAAAATAAATACACACCATGGAGTTTTGTGGTTGCATCAGCAATAAGAAGGGGGATTTCGCGAAGAGGGTCGTGGAGATCTGGGACGAGGTGGTGGAATTGACAGAAGTCAAGAGCTGGGACGAGTTTTTAGACGAGTGGAGCGACGTGGTGTTCGGATTCGGGAGACTCGCAGGCTGGTTCTTTGGTGTGGACTACGTAGGTCTCTGGGGCGATGAGAGACATGTGGCGAAGATAAAGGAGAGGATGCGGGAATACGGTTGTGTGAGGAGTAAGAGGCATTTGGTATGCGGAAAATGTTGTAGTCTATGAGCGAATCTTAGGTAAAAAAAGAGAATCGCCCTGCTAAATAATATTTGTATATTGTAAATACAAACATTGTCAGAACATGCCGAGATATACCTTAGGAAAAAAACGACGCCTTAATAAAACCGTAAAAAAAATGAACTGTAGTCCGGCGGTAAAAGGAAAGACGGTGGCAAAAGATACGTGTTATACGCCCGACGCTTTGCTCAAAATCCGAGATGCGTACAACAAAGCCCACCCAGAAAATAAGGTCCGGGCAAAAGGAATGAAACAAATTTGGTTAAAACTCAGGGAGCGCCTTACCGATTGCGAAGCCGAAGATTGCTGGTTACAACAAATCAAAGAACCGCACGTTAGGAAACAGTTAGACGAACTCCTTTTTGCGCCTGACCAACCATCGGATTGGAAAAAGAATCCGAACGCCTGGCTTTCCAACTACGATATTGAAAACGTGTTGAAACAGTACGAAATAACACATAAACAATTCAAGCTTCTTGGACCGAGTTCCATCGATTACGACACGAAGCTAGACGAAGAAGGCGGAAAATGCGTTTGGGAGGAGTTATGTCGTCTTTCACTGAGGGACCTTAGATCGCGTGGTAAGACGAAACTCGGTATTGTATTCAATTTAGATAAACACGACCAACCGGGATCACATTGGGTATCTATGTTTGTAGATTTAGAAGAAGCCGTTATTTTTTATTACGATAGTGCAGTTAATGACACGCCGCCAGAGGTTACCAGACTTAAAGACGAAATTACGAAACAAGGTTCTGAACTATCACCTCCTATTCACTTCAAATACGTAACCAATAAACATTCTCACCAAGAAACCAACACAGAATGTGGTATGTATTCACTGTTTTTCATTATTACGTTTTTAACAAGTGAAGTAGACCAGCCTATCAAAAAATTCAGAAAAATACGCGGTGGAGATTCATTGAATAAACTATCGATGCATGATAAAATAGCGCTATTCACAGAACGCTATATTTCAGATCACCACGTCGAGAAATATCGAAATATTTTGTTTAATCCCACACCTTAAAAGCAAAAAATCGTTCATTCTACCGCGTTTTTTCATAAAGTCGGAATAAAATATAAAGCAAAATCACACCAATAGAGACAAGATAAAACTTGGTAACAATAGTCGTTTCCATTGCGGCATAAGGTTTTTCGTTATCATAAACATTGGTTATTGAAGAAAACCCCTCTTTTTTTCCGGGACTACCTGCGGGGCTAGGCGATTTATTTTGCGACGCCGCGTTCATAAGCTTCGTTTGGTCGTTATCAATTATCGCTGGATCTAGGTTGTTATAATCGGATTGCGATATGTATCCCTTTATGGTTTTCGATTTGTTGGAATCTGTATAAATAGCAACACCTCTACATGTATCCATATTTGTCAAAGAATCGCCACCGGCAGTTGTTAGAAGTTCACGCATTCTATTCGCCCCTGCCGATTGCGAACTGGTCATTGCGGAAGAATACATGAGACTCTGGTTGTATTTTTGCCAAAGGGTGTCATCGGCGATATTATCTATCAAAATCGACTGCTTCTGTATATTACCATTTACGTCTTTACATAGGACATTTGTATGTATGAAATAACGATTGTTTCCGGCTACAGTTAATTCGTTGGTTAAAGAGCCATTTTTTGACGTCGCGTTATTTATTTTTTTCTGAACGTCCGAAATCGAGGCGATCCCGGCGTCTTTGAGCGCCTTGTAATTAGACGCGTCTTGCTTGGTTATTCCGTATTCTGTACTAATATAACCAGCCAAAGAGTCTTTATCGGTGATTCCTGCTTCACTTAGAGTCGAGTAGTTTGAGTAAGCCGTTAGCAATGTTTTCTGTTGATCGGGTGTGAAATTGTTTAATAAAGTATCTAATTTGGGATTGATCGCCGCCTCTATTTGCTTAGTAACGGACGTGGGTGTTGTCATTCTGGTATTATTCTTATAATATCAGAATATTATTTATTGGTATTTTGCCGGAGCTAGCCGCGAGAGTGTATTTGGAAGAAAAGAATACATGCGTGATACATCGTAGCGATCAGATATAGAATCGGCGATCATATCCGATATCGGGCGAATTTTGTACATAATCATGAAAAGCGTGGAAAAACTAAGGAATACCAAAAGCATAATTCCCCAATCGTCTAATTTCGAATGTAAATCCATTTGCCTAAATAGTGTGTATATATTATGCGGTAGAAAATAGGATTCTGCGCGTTTGTTTTCCGCGCCTTGGAATGGATCGCGATTTGCGGGTGCCGCCTTTTGGTTTTTTCGTTGGTTCAATTATAAATTTTTGAACGGGTGTGAAAAATTTGTAGTCTTTTCGCTTGGAGAAATCCATATTAATACTGTTGTCCGTAGACAATGTTCCTGTATTATTTTCGTATATGGTTTCACAATTTAATGTTCCAAGATTTGTAGATCCAACAATAGAGCCTGGAATTTTAAAATTATAGTTATTTTTATAGTTTTCAATTAGAGTATAATTATCAGGCTTGTCTAAATATTCTTTAAATTCATCCTTTTTTTCTGCATTAATGCATCGTGTCTCACTTTCAAACAAATAACAATCCATATTTTTTTTTATATATTCGAATTTTTCATAATCGTAAACTCTAAAATTTTTAAGATTAAAGTTATTTGTAATTTTACGAGCCGTATAAACAATTGCTACGTGTCCTGTTCTAATAGAAACAGGACCAGCTGAAACGGAAGGAGAAGTTGAAACGGAAGGAACAGGCGAAAAAGTAGGAGCAGGTGGAGGTGTAACAGGAGAACCTTTTTCAACATAAACTATTTCTTTCTTATAATTATCATTAATAACGCTTTGAATCTTATAATTAAGTGAAGCAGGATTAGGTGGATAAGACTTAGGTGTCCAATCTTCTATTGTGGTTTTACATAGTTGTTGATAATTATCAAAAAACACTGTTGAAGTAACTGAGTCTAACTTAACGTATTGATCTTTATCGTCTAATTTTATTTTCAGTTTCATGCCGTTTGTATTTGAAACGGCGCCTATATTTGGTAAAGTCACCCCTTCTATGTCTATTATTTCACCAAAATCGAGGTCTTCATTGGCGTCCAACTTGGATTTGAATTTATCTCCCTTTTCTATTTTGAATATGTTTCCATTCTTGTTGTAATAAACGCCCCACGCTGCATTTTCAACAATAACAGTCCAATTTCCTGGTTTTAGTTGTGTTAAAAAAGCATTATAAAACAGAGATTTTTTTTCAAATGGAATGGGCTCGTGCGTTTGCCCACCGGAATTATGTATTAAATAACGTCCTCCAGGTGCTTTTTTAGCTTCTGTGTCGCCATTTTCTTTGGAGTACTCCCATGCTAACCCGCTATATTTTTTGCCCTCTTTTTTCTCTCTAGATTCTCCACTTTTTTTACATCCTACACATTTTTGATAGACGCCGTAATTAGTGTCAGTGTCACAGTAATGTTGAGGAGGATATTTTTTAGGGTCGGTCGGAATAGGATTTGTTCTTGATTGATGCTGCCAAATATTTAATCCGATCCATTGTAGGTCACCTGTATATTTTATATATTCTGAATATGAATTTTCACAATTCGTCATGCTACCACATCCTCCCAAAGTTTCAGGGACATATAAATTTAATTTAGGTGTTTGTTTTCTCAAATATTCAAATATTTTTTTTTTTATATTTCCCGCGTCTTTAAAAATACTTGTTTTAACTACGTTTTTCGCTGTGCTCCACCTAGACTGACTTGTTAATACCAAATTCGATAATCCAATATGTTTTTTTCCAGTATTGCCCGCGCATGTTTTTTGCACAATCTTAACAATAAGTTGATAAATTAGAGATGTTTCTCTGCATATTCCACCGTCGATAGACATGAATGATTTCGGGAAATGCTCGTCGGCTTTTGATAATATGGATATCATTTGTTCCGCGCAATGCGTTTTTCCAGAGGCACTGGGTCCGAATGCCATAATTAACCGTGACGTTGAAGGGGGAGAGATCGGTTCAGTAGAGTCTGTGGTTGTGTCGGTTATTGTTATTTTTGAGCTATCTTCGCTCCATTTTCCGGTTAGACCATCGGCACTGGTAAACTTTATATATTTTTTTACATCCACATTATCATCTACAGATATAACGCTTTCGTAAAGAGTGTATACCATATAATACGTCGAATCGAATTCTTTTTTTAATGCTTCGATTAATACTGATGCGCATTTGCTTACACATTCACTAGACCATTCTTTTTCATCACCTTCAATTGCACGGTTTATTTCTTTTACCATAGATTCAATTGCATTCATAATCATTACATAATAATTGTTTTTTAAATCTGATAATATAGCATATTCATCAATACCATTTTCTTTGCGGGAGTTCATTACTTCATCAATAAACTCGGTCATTCCTTTTCTTATTTTTTCCTCATTATGGCAGTTTTCTTGAGTTTCTTGAGCCTTTTTACATTCCTCTCGATGCATCATAAAATAATCAGTGCCGTCGCAATACTTAGAATCAAAATTTTTACTATTATATATATCCGAAATATTAGAAAGTTTTTTTGCGAGTGACGCGTCTGTAACTGAATCAAAAGATGATACAGGCATTCGAATCTGCTCATATGGTGCTTGCGTTGAAACTGCTGGTGTTACCAAAGATGACGGTTTTGTTAATTCTGTGACATACGTTTCATGTTTATTACCCACAATAGGATTTGGATTTAAAAGTCTCAATGCGTTCCCATTATCATTATTTATTGTTCGTTCGGGTCCCCCCTTTTTCAAAACCCAATGCTTGTTATTAATATTACAAAAAGTATAGGCGTTTCCGGTTGAATTAAAGGATGGATCCGTATTATGTAGAATAACATTTACCGGGTGAATTCCTAATAACCTAGTTAATATTTCAAGATCGTCGTTTGATGCCCACGAATAGTTTTTTTTAATATATTCCGCATATTCGCTTAATGTATACGGTTTCGAATCAACCGTAATGGATGAAGATGGAAATTTATAATTAGGTATAAAATTGGGTTCAATTAACGCTTTTTCATATGCTTTAGCGACCAATTCTCGGAAATGTCTAGCTATCGGAACGACTTTTTCATCGAACCCATTTGTTGTCGGGTCTCCGTTTCTATTGTCAATGGGTTCGTAAATTTGAGCAACGGCTTCAAACAAACAATTCCCATCTTTCCTGTTTTCAAGATATAACTCCGGATTCTCGCAGTCTCCGCGTTGATTTTCTGCTGGAACTGCTGGTGTTTGAACTACTGACGGTGTTTGAACTGGCAGTATAAATGGCTTTGATTCTAAAACAACTTCGGGATCCTTATAAATAACATTATTCCCCAAAACAACCTTTCGATCAGACCATCCCGTGATTTTATTGGTTTTCGGATCTAACATAACAGTAGCCGTAAGTTTTATAGTTTCCATAGAGTTATATAATTCGGATAAATTAATCCCAAATATCTAAACCATTTAAAGTATTAGTTATTATTTAATATAACAATGTGCGGAATTTTCGCGTTACTTAACAATAACGACCATATTCCTCTGAATAAGATCATATCCGAATTCGAAAAAGGCAAGGGGCGCGGACCAGAGCATTCGCATTTTGCTAGCGCGGGAATAAAGACGCTTTTCGGATTCCATCGTCTAGCCATCAATGGTCTAAATGCGGAATCAAATCAACCAATCGTTCACGATAATATTTCACTAATTTGTAATGGCGAGATCTATAATTACAAGGAACTCTACAAGGCTATGGACTTAATTCCCACCACCGATTCCGATTGCGAGGTCATTATTCATTTGTATCAAAAATATGGAATTGATCATACTTTACAGATGCTCGATGGTGTATTCGCGTTTATTCTATTCGATAACCGGTTAACTTCATGTCCGGCGAAGCTTTATGTCGCTCGGGATCCATATGGTGTGCGCCCCTTGTTTTGGCTTCAAGACAAAGACCACGCCGGAATGTTTGGTTTCGCGTCGGAGCTGAAAATGTTAAGCGAATTGAAAAACACGTTGAATACGATGGAACGCCGTGTTATAAAAAACTCATTTTATGATCTGAATTCGGTAAATATCAAAGTTGACAATAACTACGATGTAGAAGCGTTTTTTCCGGGGCAGTATGCGGAGTTTTCTATGCCTTGGAAAGCGGTGACCAATTGGTCGATTACCAGAACTGTATCTTATCATTCCACTGGATACGCCAGTAATATTCCCATGAATTCTCTGGAAACTACGGGACTATCTCAAGCGCTCGATGGAATACAGACGCATTTGATGGCTGCGGTTTTCAAGAGGTGCTGCACAACCGATCGACCCATTGCGTGTCTGCTTTCAGGCGGTCTAGATAGTAGTCTAATAACCGCCCTAGTTGTCGAATATCATCGCATACATAATTTACCTCAAATTGAGACGTATTCGATTGGTCTCGAAGGATCGGAAGATTTGAAATACGCGCGCTTAGTCGCGGATTACCTTGGAACAAAACATACGGAGGTATTAGTGACAGAACAAGATTTTGTAGACGCTGTTCCATATGTAATTAAAGCCATTGAATCGTATGATACGACGACGGTTCGCGCAAGTCTGGGAAATTGGCTTCTTGGAAAGTATATCGCAGAACACAGTGAATCCAAGGTGATTTTCAATGGCGACGGGTCGGATGAACTCTGTGGTGGATATTTGTATATGCATGCGTGCCCGGACGAAATCGAGTTTGATCGCGAATCACGGCGGTTGTTAAAGGACTTGCATTATTTCGATGTTTTGCGATCGGATCGTTGCATTTCGAGCCATGGCTTGGAACCTAGGACACCATTCTTGGATCGATCCTGGGTACAATATTATTTATCGATTCATCCATCCTTACGATACCATCCGAAAACCGGACAAAAAGAAAAGTATTTGCTGAGGTCCGCGTTTTCCGAGGAACGCTTCGCGAATTCTTGCCGACGTCCGTTGCTGCCCAATGACGTGCTATGGCGTCGGAAGGAGGCTTTCAGCGACGGGGTGAGTCATAATACTCGGTCTTTGTATGAGATTTTGCAAGAGCACGCGACGAGTTTACACGGCGATTTTATGCAAATTGAATATAAACATAATCCACCTAAGACTACGGAACAAGAGTGGTATAGGAGTATTTTCACAAGCGCCTTTGGTGATTTAGGACATATTATTCCTTATTTTTGGATGCCGAAGTATGTTCAAGCAACGGATGCCAGTGCAAGGACGTTGAATATATATTATAATGAGAGTGAATCTAGCGCCGCGATGGAAATATGAGATCCGCGTTCGATTAAATTACATGAATAATAGGATTCACAAAAGGATTTTATATTAATTATTCTTATAAATAATATTTGCTTATATTATAGAATGAGTAACCGCAATGGTGATGTTTTTAAACAGCCAAGTAAGGAAGAAATAGATGAAAGAATTAAAGAAGCTGACAATCTTAATAAACAGATAGCAGATATTAATGCAACAAAACAAGAAAGAGAGACAAATAGACTTAAGACTAATCTTGAAAGAAAACATGCTGCTAGGGATGCTGCTGCTAGGGATGCTGCTGCTGCTAGGGATGCTGCTGCTAGGGATGCTGCTGCTGCCACTGCTGCTCCCGCCGCCACTCCTTCCAGAAGAGGTGGAAAACGTAGAAGAGTTTATAAAAAAACGATAAAAAAATCCAGAAAAAGAAACAAAAAAACCAGAAATCGCCGAAAGTAAAAAGTATTATTATAAAAAAGTATAATAAAGGTAACCCCTTTTATAACTTATGCCCTTTTAGCTTAGTGGTAGAGCACCAGTCTTGTAAACTGGAGGTCGCGAGTTCAATTCTCGCAGAGGGCTGGATTGTTTTATTTGAAGTTATTCTATTCACTTGAAATAAAACTGTAATTTAGAATTGTAATGCCATTAATAAAATATTGCATTATTGTATAATGAACAACAAACGTGCATTTCGTTCTAACCTTAAGGTTAACCCTTCCGCGAAAGATTCAACTTCCGGAGATTTAACTGCAAATTATGAGCCTAAAACACCCGGTCCTCTTCAAAGTTTTTATAACGGAAAGGATTTATGTAATTTATATAATATTCCTTCAGTTAAAGCATTGGATGGTAAAACTAAGACAAAGATTGCCACGATTGGATGGGGATCTTATCCAGGATTAATCGATGATTTAGGTGTATTTTGGAATACAAATTTCCCGAATGATTCAATGCCTTCTGTAACGGTTCATACTATGCCTGGTGCTGAATATTCTTTAGATTTCACATTCGAAGAATGTTTAGATTTACAAACTATTTGCGCAATAAATCCTAATGCGGACATTTACGTTATTGAAGCAACTTCTAATAATGATCGCGATTTATCTTCTGCTATAAAATACGCAACTGAAACTTTAAAAGTTGATGTTATTTCAATGTCATGGGGAGGCGATGAATTCGTTAGTAATATGTTTATGGACCCTGTGTTTACTAACACTAACGTATGTTACTGCGCTTCAAGTGGAGACGAATATCACTTATCCCATCCTTCAAGTAATCCTAATGTCATATGTGTAGGCGGAACAGCCATTTTGCCGATAAAAAATAATTCTAGGAACTATTCAGAGTATACGTGGGATAATGGATTAAAGAGCGGTGGAGCAGGAGATGGTTATTCTACTATATATGAGCAACCCAGATATCAAAAAAAAATTTCGGGAATTGATCATACATACAGAGCTGTTCCTGATGTTAGTTTAATTGCCGACCCTTACACGGGCGTTAATATTTATTGTAGTGACATTACAGCAAGTCTTCATTATGAAATAGTTCCGGGTTGGATTAGATTCGGTGGAACGTCTTTATCATGCCCCGTTTTTGCAGGGATAGCGTCTATTGCTAACCAAATTCGTTTTAATTTAGACAAACCTTCTTTAACTAGTGTTTATGATTCAAACCTCGGAATTTCTTCGACGCCTTCTACTATTCCGTCGAATAATTTACAAACTGCTATTTATAACATCCCAGGACTAACCAATTCATTTTCGGTTGGTATCGATTCTAAATTCCAGTCAAATGATTTGTCTAGATTTATTTTCAATGATGCCCAAATAAATTCGCTCCCTTCTAATAAACCATCGATTGGTAGATATAATTATTCCAATTGCTTCAATGATATAAATAGTAAAAGAATGAAGGGCGGATCGTCTCTTGTTTACAATGATGTTACTGAAAAATATGAAAGAATTTATACCAAGGGTGGATATGATTTGATAACCGGGTTAGGCTCTCCCAATGCGGTCAATCTTTGCGATTATTTGTCAACTATATAAACATAATCATATTATATCGAATCTTCGTCGGATTTTTCCGCCCATATTTCCAGCAATCGATCCCATTCGTAGGTCATAAAATTATCAAGTTCACCATCGATTCCAATATCTTGTCTTACTCTGAATAATTGAATTTCGCTACGGGGATAATTAAAGTATGTATTTTTATTTGAGTCTGTATTGTAAACACATTTCCCGAAAACTTCTTCTCCGGGCTCATGAAACATCGCATTGACTTGGACGTTATGCTCTTTCATTAAAGACTCATAGAATCCAATCGGAGGAGCCCATGCAGTATTAAAATTCGCAATAATAACGTATTCGGGGGATTCAATAAATGGCGTCGGTTCTACATTTTGCCATTCCGATGGTTCCCATTTTGTTCCCCATTTTTCGACGGCTTTTTCAATTGACCAACTCTTATCCGTATCAAATTCGAGAGGAGCAAAAGTGGCAAATAATGATTCATCGCGGACGGCGAGTATAAACTTATCATAGGTTTCTTTATCGGGAATTATGAATTCTGCATGGTTAAAACACCAATTTGGCATCTTTGTTTGTTCTATATTAATTAGTATAGAACAACTTTTATATCAATTTTTGAAGGGAACCTTTTGCTTTGCTAAGGTCATAAAAATCCCTACGGGATTTCAGACCTTTCGAACCCCCCCTTTACACTAGTTCAAAACGGTAGGTTGCTCGATTTTAATTCTTGGCGTTTTCAAGAATTAAACTAAAAATTGTCTCTTCCAAAAAGCGAACAGAATTTTATAAATATGTTCTAATTAATTCCCAGTTACAAGCGTTCCTCGTATCATAATAGCATATTTCAAAAACATCACGTTCGTTAAACCCGAGGTCGTAACACAATCCCATACCATTAATTGTATCAAATCCAAATTGAAAATAAAAACTGCCGTCATTGGATATAGTTATTGTTTTCAATATCTCCATTTTCTTAGTTATACATGGTTCAATAACATTATATCTTTTATCATTTTTGGCGATAATATCCACATATTTTCCATTTCTAAATCTGATTCTTCCATCGTATTCTAATATTATATGCAATAACTCATTTGGAATATATGGAACTTTCATCGTTATATTATGTAATATAGTAAAAGATGAGTTTCCGCGCTAAAAATCCGCACATAGTTCAAAAACATCTTTATCTACCGTCTTATTCGCCAAAGCATATTCCGAATTCGTGCGCTCGAAAAAGTTGACCTTGGTCTCTACACTAATAAGCTCCATGAAATCAAATGGGTTTAGTGCATTATATACCTTATCATATCCTAGCTGAACGATCAATCGATCAGCAACAAACTCGATATATTGCGTCATCAATGCGGAATTCATTCCAATAAGACGGCATGGAAGAGCCTCCGTAATGAATTCCTTTTCGATTTCTACGGCTTCCTTGATAATTTCCAAGACGCGCTTCTTCGTAAGCTTCGCCTTCAACTTTCTATAAAGCAAAATCGCGAATTCAGTATGAAGCGCCTCGTCCCTAGAAATAAGTTCATTGGAAAACGTAAGCCCGGGCATAAGTCCGCGTTTCTTGATCCAATAAATCGCACAGAAAGAGCCGCTAAAGAAGATTCCTTCAATTGCTGCAAATGCCACGAGTCGCGATGCAAACGAAGAACGATTATCGCCGATCCACTTTCGTGCCCATGCTGCCTTCTTCATAATACACGGGAAATTATCAATCGCATGAAATAACTTGTGCTTATCTTCCGAATCCTTAATATACGTATCAATCAACACGCTGTACATCTGGGAATGAATATTCTCCATAGCAATCTGGAAGCCGTAGAAACACCGGGCTTCCGGGAGCTGAACGTCGCCCATGAATCTTACCGCCAGGTTCTCCAAAACAATACCGTCCGATGCAGCGAAAAACGCCAAAACCATAGAAATAAAGTGTCGCTCCTCCGCGCTTAGAGACGCCCAATCACCCAAATCTTTTGATAAATCGATTTCCTCTGCTCGCCAGAAGCAGTCGACCTGGCGCTGATACATGGACCAAATGTCATTATCTTGAATAGGAAACAAAACGAAACGATCATTGGATGGCTCGAGGATGGGGTCAATGGGTTTTGTTGCGACGGCAGTAGTGGTCATGATCAATTATTACTAAATAATATATACCCGATATTTTTATGCCGTTTTCTTAGAATAATTAATATTTCTGTTGGGTCAGCTAAAATGCTGTAACGTCAGTGAGTTTACGAAAATCTGCTTTTGATTTGAGAAAAATTGAAATGCTTTTCAAAGATAAGATCGAACGCAACCAACACACCCACCATGTCGACCAACACACAATTCCCCAAGGGCATTCGCCCCATCACTTTGCGTATGTCCGACGGAATACGCCTAGAGATTCAGGCGGTCTCTTACGACAATGCCGTTCTCCGCGTCTTCAACGCGTCGGGCGAACGGGCTTACATGCCCCCTCCGCTGGAGATTTACAATCACCACAACAAAAAATATCTCGATTTGAAAATCGACATGCGAAACGACGAGGTCCCGCTTTCTATGTCCGACAGTTACACGATCCGATACAAGGGCGACGTCGTCCTTGAGCAGGGCGGGACGATCGGATGTGACCAATATCCGCTATCCGACGAGTTCGTCTTCCCTCCTTCTATTGAGGAGAAGAACCAAAAGGACAGTTTGCGCTACACTGCACTCGTTCTCGGTTCGTTCGAGGAGGGCGCTCTTTCCATCAAGGTTTCGTCTACCGAAGGCGCCGCGGTCGGGCGGTCGGTAACAGGACAAGGAATCGCTGAGGAATCCTACGTTATGGAAGTGAACAAGGACCGAGACGAGATCATAGTCGACAAGTACACGCTGGAATCGGCATCAAGAATCACGTTGGAAATCAGGTAAATTATCAACAATAAACGCGAAATGTATATATTGTATTTTTTTACTGTTTCAATAATATTAATAAATTAGTATTTTTTGTGACGATGTACACAGTTGTTTTTTCATTAAAAAATATTATGTGGTTATGTAACATGAGCCAACCATTAAACTTAGGAAAGTATTCATACGGAACCCCGACTATATGCTGGGACGTAACTGACGCCAAACTCTCAATAGGAAACTTTTGTTCAATAGGAAGTAATGTGAAAATTTATTTAGGAAATGGCGTAGGTCACGATTCCACTTTTGTTTCGACGTACCCATTTGGCTATATCCATACTTCGATTTTTCCGAACGTAAAAAACCTCTGTAGAAATTCAAACGGAAACGTTACGATAGGAAACGACGTTTGGATAGGGGCAAATGTAACTATAATATCAGGCGTTAATATCGGCGATGGTGCTATTATCGCGAATAATAGTCACGTTATAAAGGACGTGAATCCGTATTCTCTAACCGGAGGAAATCCGGCGAATCATATTCGGTCTCGATTTAAAAAACCTCAGATCGAAGAGTTATTAAAAATAAAATGGTGGGATTGGTCCGACGACAAAATAAATAACTACACGGGTCTATTAATGAATCCAGACGTTGATAAATTTATTCGCGCGGTTCAACTAGATGATCGAGATTAGATCGGAATATTTGCAGTTTAGCTTTTGTAATGGTATTGTATAATGAACGTCTCGTTTGTGATACTCTGTGGTGGTTCTGGGTCAAGACTTTGGCCAAAATCCCGCGAAAAACTCCCCAAACAACTTTTAGCGCTAACCAACGGAAAAACTATGTTACAAAACACCATTCAGCGTATTAAAACGGCAACGGCTTCCACAGAAATCAGATCGAAAAAAATATACATCATATGTAATAAAGACCATGCGCATATTATCGAAAAGCAAACTGAAAACGAAACCGTTCAAATAATAACCGAACCCAAAGGTCGCGATTCAGCGCCGGCAATTTGTATTGCTAGTTTATTAGGAACAAAAGACGATTTTACATTTATTTTACCATGCGATCACGTGTTCGACGATAACGCTTTTTCAAAATGCTGCATAAAGGCAATTGATGTTTTATACTTTAACCGCGCTATTGTTACGTTTGGAATCAAACCCACGCATCCCGAAACCGGATATGGATATATTAAATATGATTCTATCAACAACGACACCTTGGAATTCTTCGAAAAGCCTTCTATTGAATTCGCTGAGAAATATTTGAAAGAGGGTAACTATTTATGGAATGCCGGTGTATTTGCCTTTCAAAATGGAAATATGATCGAATGTTTTTCATTATACGCGCCGGATATCTTGGAAATATGCGACGAAATAATGGAGCTTGTCGATAAAAACACGCATTCTATTATCAATTTACCTGACGCGTTTACAAAAAGCCGTGCAATTTCAGTAGATTATGCCATCATGGAACCGCTTACGAGAAAATTATATAAATCAAACATTATGCCAATGACCATTCGTTATAACGGATATTGGAACGACATAGGATCGTTCGCCGCATTATACGACGAATTGGCGTCAACAAGAGATCCTTATCAGGACCGCGCTGAAGATTCGGTGGACGGTATTGGAAATGTAAAACGCGGCGACGTTATGTTATACAATACCCGCGGTTGTTATGTGGATTCAGAAGAGGGGTTAGTTGCCGCTGTTGGCGTCCAAGATTTGATTATTGTGAATTCAGGAGACGCGGTTTTAGTATGTAACAAATCGCACGCCCAAGATGTCAAGAAAATCGTGGATCGATTGAAACGCGAAGGGCGCGAAGAGTCCGCGTTCCATAAAAAAGTATTCCGACCTTGGGGGTGGTATAAAAACGTTGAAGGTGGGGATTCGGATGGTTTCAAAATAAAACGCATCGCAGTTTATCCAGGAAAACGTCTATCTTTACAATCACACAACAAACGTGCCGAACATTGGGTAATCGTTCGAGGAAAAGCCAAAGTCCAGGTAGGCGAAGAGTTTATCATAATGGAAAAAGATCAACATGTTTATATTCCTATCTTGGCGCTTCACCGTATCGAAAACATCGGAGATGATCTCATGGAGTTTACCGAAACGCAAGTCGGAGATTATTTAGGTGAGGACGACATAGTACGTTATGAAGACGATTTCGGGCGTGCTTAACTCATAATATGATTACATATTTTGCATTTTGTAAAATATTAGCGCTCTATATACATGAATGTCGGTTGGGAAACATTCGTACGGAAGCCCGGCAATAAAATGGAATAATCCAAACGCTAAGCTTATAATCGGAAATTTCTGTTCAATAGCGGTTAACGTAACTGTTTATTTGGGAAATGGCATCGGTCACGATTCAAAATTCGTTTCGACGTATCCATTTGGATATATTCATCAATCTATTTTCCCGAATGCCCGAAATAATAGCAAAAACACAAACGGTGATGTTATTATTGGTAACGACGTTTGGATAGGCGCGAATGTAACTATAATGTCGGGGGTTAGAATTGGTGACGGGGCTATTATAGCAAACAATAGTCACGTCGTAAAAAACGTGGAGCCTTATTCTTTAGTTGGCGGCAATCCAGCCAAACATATAAAATATCGTTTCAATAAGAATCAAATAGATGCACTTTTGAAAATTCAATGGTGGAATTGGTCCGACGAAAAAATAAACGGGCATTTGGATTTATTGACAAATGCTAATATTGATAAATTTATTCATACCGCTAGACTGTAAACAGCTTAGTTCAAAACGGTAGGTTGCTCGATTTTAATTCTTGGCGTTTTCAAGAATTAAACTAAAAATTGTCTCTTCCAAAAAGCGAACAGAATTTTATAAATATTTTTCTAGAGAAAAGGGAGGGGTCGCTAAGGTTCCCTGCTAGTTCAAGTATTGTTTAATAATTTATCGTATTATACATTATAACAATGAACGATTATAATGCATATTGGTTTTTTTGTGCGGCATTATTGTTAATGTTAATGATATTTTTCGGTGATTTTTTATATAGGGAATATTGGGGCGGCTATTTAATAGCGACAAATTCACCTGGTGCCCCACCTACCCGAAATTATGTCAAATTGAATCAAGATCCGGTTGTATCAAACATTGGGAATTAATATACGTAAGCCTCGCTCTAGCAGGGAACCTTAGCGACCCCTCCCCTTTCTTTAGAAAAATATTTATAAAATTCTGTTCGCTTTTTGGAGGAGACAATATTTAGTAACCTACTGTTTTGAAATTAGTGCCCCCGACTAATATATAATAACTATGAAAAACCCGCTTTGTCCTTATAAATACATATTCGGTAGACCGAGTGAAGGTGTGCATTCTTACCGTTTATTTGGTTTAGCCATATTTGACGTTAGTGCGACTATTGTTGGGGCGTTATTATTCGCGTGGTTTTTCAAGTGGAATGTTTTGATTACGCTAATTGGGTTCTTTTTATCTGGGATAATAGCACATCGATTATTTTGTGTTCGAACAGAAATCGATAAAATTTTATTTGTAGGGTAATTATATAAATGAACGCCGTTCTCGAAATTATTCGCAAACGAATTTGGTGGATACTTTTAGCGTTAGTTATCTTTGGGGCGCTTTTCTTTAGACCGTCTATTCTTGGATTCAAAGAGGGAGCCGGAGGTAAAACGCCTAAACCTAAGAAGTCGGGGAAGGGTAAGCAAGGGGGTAACTCCAATAATTCTAATACATAAAGATTGGTTAAAATTATATTATTAATTATAGTTCAATAATGTAAATGGAAGACCATAAGGATCTAGGTCCAGGATCCGCTTCAACAAAGAAGAAACAGCCGAGAAAATATAAAAAACAAACAGAAAAGGAAATTATGCATGAATATATGTCGGAACAGCCCGCTTATTTAGACGTAAAACAACAGCGCAATTTGTACGAAAACTTCCAATACCTTTCGCCCGCAGAACGAGACCTCTTTGATCAAAAATTCACCAAGCCTAAAACGAAAAGCCAAGATATCTATAACTCGATGTTAAAAGCCAAGTCCAAAAAAATCATTCTCGCCACTGGACCCGCCGGAACGGGAAAAACGCTTTTCGCCACAGAATATGGCGTGCGTTATTTTTTGATGGGAATCTACGATAAGCTCATTTTCACACGCCCGTCGGTTTCCGTAGACGAAGACCTCGGATTCTTACCCGGAACGCTCGAAGAAAAAATGGCACCTTGGATAAGACCTATCT